TTAGATACTGCACCAGAAGGTGATCTAATTTGGTTTGATGCTATGCAACTCTCATCAGAAGAGCAAAATACTGCTTCAACATTGACACATGCAAATAATTTTTATGTGAACCAGATTAGTATGGCTGCATCCAACGAACTTAATCATCTCACACAAAAATTAATTAAATATATGTTAAAATCTAAGGTTAATAAAATTAAAGATCTTCAGACCAATTGGCAAGATGCGTATCACCGTGTCATTCAATTTCATGTTAAAAGCCAAACTAAACATAACATGGCACCTGGTTATGATGAAAAATATAAAGCACCGCAAGGTATATCAGCATGGTCTAAATTATTAAATGTGTTGTTCTCAACATTCACCAGATGTTTCTCTGAACACATTACCAAATACCTTAAAAACAACGTCCAACTTGCTTATGGTATGTCTGATGCTGAGCTTGCGAAGTTCTTCCATTCACATGGTGAAACCATCAATTCTCGTAACAAAAAAAAAATGATGGCAGATTTTACTGAATTTGATTCCTCTCAAGAAGAAAAAGGAATCCTTGCATCTAATATGGTCCTCAAGATGTGCGGCTTCGACGAAGATATTCTTAATTTTTATATGTCAATGCGCAGTGAATGGAAGTTATTGTCAAATGCAAGTAACGATGTTAGCAAGATGATTATTATCCTTGAGGGTGAGTGGATGCAACATTCCGGTCAACCTAATACACTTGATGGCAATACACAATTTAATATGGCAGCAATAGGTATGTGCTACGATTTTTCTGAACCTGATTTATCTTCTTTCAAAGGGGATGATTCCTTATTAATTGCACAACATATTACTGAAAATCGCATTGGAATGGATACCTACGCACAAATATGCGGTTATAAGATCAAAGCGGTATTTTGCGCTATTGCTGAGTATATCGCTAATATCATCATGCCATCTGGTGAATTTTTCCCAGATGTGCTCAGACGCGTTGTCAAAATCGTAAATAAAATCCATTCTGATAAAGTTGACTGGAATGAGACAAAATTATCTATTGCGGATTGCATTGACGTCATACGTGATGATACATCTTTAAATTACGGTTGTGAAATTGCTTCCCATTTTTACGCTCAATTCAACATAAATATAACACCAGATGAGGTAAATTTACTTCTGTCTTTTCTTATGGAGTTTAAAGAACGTACTAATTTCGACGATTTTAAGAATCAACATTACACTTTTCTGAGCGTACGTTCCACTTAATTTTATTTACCACTTTATTTTATTCCTTTTCTTTTCTTTAATGCATTCATTCACTTTATTTATATTATTTTAGACTTTTATGAGAGCCCCAAAATTTTCTTTAAATTAATAAATATAAAAATAAACCTTTTCTTTTGATTACTTTGATATTTGACACTTAAATACTTAAATTTAAATTTTAATTTTTGAAAACTTTTAAACCATCACAAATGGCTGAAGCAGGAAATTCTATGGCAGAAATGGATATGTTCGACAAAACCAGTATGAAGAATTCAGAGGTTGTTACACCGCCATCTTCCTCCCCTCGTGCTGCATTTGTCACCAAATGCTTACATCCCCCATCTTCTGTAAGCAGTTTTGAAGGTATACCAACAAACGATGCCAGAACGCAGGTCATTCTTAATTATGTTAATGTCGGCATTATTAACCAACCAACTTTTTACGACACCTTAAGTACCAATACAGTGCCTTATAATGACTCTGCTAATGCATTCACTTATGCCATCATGTGCCCAACTGGCGCACGTGTCCTGGGTATTCCCTACGTTCGAAACGTTACAGGCGGAGTACCAGATGTCGTTACACAAGATCTTACAAATGTGATGACAAATGACCAGTATAATTTTAAATTTTGGCAGAATGATGCAAATTTGTATAGACCTGTCTATAAATCTATGACCACCTATTTAAACGCTACTGCATTTAATGATCAAGGTATTGTAACTTCTTCACAATTTAATCCTAATATATTGTTCGCTGGAAATTTGCTTATGATGTCCATGTCTCATCCTGAATTGTTTTACCTTTATGTCAAGAGCAGACTGGATGTACGCACGCCTGTTAAGATCCTTAGCAAAAGATTATAATTACACTGTCATAAATAAAGCCAAACAAATCACAGAAGAGATCCTTCCGGATGATGACCATAAACTCTATCAACTCTTCCCTAAATATGTCCGTGAACAAATTGCTGAAATACTCGGCATCAAGGATGACCAATTCCCTAAACTTGATCCCAATACCACCATTCAAGTTTTGAATGTTGGTGAAGTTGGCCCTACAGATGAGACCGCTGCAATTAATTCTGAGATCCCAACACCATCTCAAATTATGAATAACTCTGCGAGATCTTATACAGGTAAGGCAAAAGACGGTACTTTTACCGTCCATCGTCTTAATACTGTATCACCTGCATGGAATGCAGCGTCTAATTCCTCTAATTCTAATCAAGGACTCTACCTTTGTTATAGCTATACAAAATCTGTGGATGGCAGTGTTCATTTCGTGCCACTCTTTGACAACTGCCCAGCCGGCACATCCGGCCCCATGATTCCCATTTTGAGTGATACGCTCTGGAGTAAGGATATGACTTGGACATGGGTCTATTACCAAGGTTTGTTTCCGGCACAATCTGGTATTATGTCTGCCACCCTCATCTGGGATCTAATTGCATTCAAATTTTACACCGGCTTCGAGGTCCAACCCACACCTAGATCTGCTTGGGCAGGTCTTGTTAAAATGGGCCCCAAACCTGACATTAAAACATTGCAAGAGCTTATGGATTTATTCTATGAACTCAAGGATTGTTTACCAGCACATTATAATTTTGCAGGTATTGGCGCATTACTTGGTCAAGTCGCAACTTCAGTTGCCCCTAGCCTCGTTAATGCAATTTTCCCTAAAAAGAAGGAGGCAAAGGATACTAAGGAGGACAAGATTGCAAAGATTGAAGATAAGATTGCAAAGACTGAGGAAACGGAAGCACAGGTGGAAAAGAAAGTTACAAGACCATCAAAAATACCACTACCTGTCAGACA